ATCACCCTTGGCAATCTCGCTTTTGTGCATAGAGCCATCCGGCATAACGTACTGATCGTTACACTCGACCACTCGGCCAAAGTAGGGTTTCTCAAGCGCCGCACCGGGCAGATGAATGCCACCAGCAGTAACAGTTTCTTGCTCGATGATCTCTAGGATTAAGTTATCTCTGATCGGTTTAAGCATATTGTTCCGTAACCTCGAAGCTGATTTTTTGACTAAAGAATGCGTAATCATCGCCAGCCTCGGGGATATCGAAGGGGCAATCTAAAAACGTAATCTCAGACACCCCTAGTTTCTTACCATGCGGGTCGAAAACAAGTGCGCGTCTTACGTCTTTCATCAGATTGAGTAAATCATCTACCGGAGTTGCTGAGTCTTTAACCGATACAGCGCAATCCAAGATCAGAGTAATGCTATCTGTTACCACATGGTTGTAAGTGGCTGAGCCGTTTGGCTTGCTAAGCTCTGGCCGGTAAGCAATAACCGGGAACTTGACTTGCTGTTGATGCCTGCCCTGATAAACATGCTGCAGCCAGCCGCGCCGAACAGAGGGGTCGAAGTTGTACCCATTGACGATAAGAATGTCCTCAAGCATCTCTTTGATGGCGTCGAGAGCAACAACAGTCTTTGAGATTTTGGTAACGCTCATATCTTGATCGCCTTTAGAAATTGCTGCTTAGCCTCCGAGATCGCCTCCGGGCCATTTCTGAATCTGGCATCATGGAAAAACTGGTTAGGTGATGGGCCGTATACAGCTTTAAAAGTCTTTTTTGCCTCGGTTCTGGACTCCCCTTTGACGTATTTCTTGATCCGTTTCATTATCAGAGGAGTGCCATCGCTTCTGGCTTTACGCATGAACGCTCCTTTGATAAAGCCACCCGCTGCGCCTCTTTTGAAATTAACGTATACGCCGCGATTATCCCTTTCGCCTTTAGGCCGCTTGCCTCGCAGAACAGGGTGATACCTGTATCTATCTGCTCTAGTCGCCTTCGACGCGGTTTGAATAATTGCCTGATGCCTTGATTGGGTGGCTCCTGATGCGATCCAGATTTTGTTGCTCAGATACCCTTTGCGAGTAGTAGCAAAGGCGTCCCACTCAATAATGGATAAGTTGATAGTCTGCCTAGCGGCTGAGTTGATAGCCTTGGATAGTTCTTTGTTGATATCGCCCTCTCGGTCTGCCAGTTTTTTCTTTATGGCTTCGAGGGCTTTTTGATCGATTATTCCAATGGTAGCCATTACAGCTCACCAAGGATAAATTCCAACTTACTAGGGGTTTCGACTTTCACCCCGTCCAACTGGTATGTGATACCAGTGTCGTGATCCAGCAGCTCGTTTCCGATTTTCGGGTCATTGACCGACCTATCAAAAACGGCAGTAGTCACCATCCCGGCAAACTGCCCATCCTGATACAGCTCCACATCATAACGAACAACTACGTTCGCCGGGGTGGTGGTTCCCGCATAGGTATCCGTGAGCGTACAAGAGTTGCCCAAAACATCATTTACGATGCTCTGAGCCTCCCCCATAGCGTCACGGATAAGCGACATTAAATGCTCACACCGTTAAGGCGCACTTCGCACTCAAGCACTCCGTTAGCGTAGTCATCCATAAACACTCCGATCAGCTTCATCGCTGCTGATGTGGTGGTTACTTCGCCTAACGCAGCGTCCCAGTAAGCCTTGGCGAACTGAGCCGGGGTATCAGTAGCCTTTTTAGGCAAGCTGAAAACACCCTGAGTCACGCCTTCACACTCATAGGTTTCCGCTGCTGAAAAAGCAGGGATCACGCAGAGTCCATTAATAACAACCGGAGTACCGGACGTTACGCCGCCTGATGGCGCGGTGAATGTGACTACATCACCTTTCTGCACAAAATTTTTCATATCACACTCCAATAATTCAGATGATTAAAGAGCTGGCGCTTACGCTGCGCCAGTTGCTTTAGCCATACCGCGCCAATCGATTAATCCAGCGCCAAAGTCCTTACGAACCTTAACCTCAAGACCATCAACGTCAGTGCTGGTAACAACTTCGGTATACATCTCTTCCTCACCGGAGAGATATGCGTACTCGAAGGTATCCAGCATGTTGCTGAATGCGTACCAAGCGCTCGGAGAAACCACCGCCAAGCGAGGCTCTACGATGATATCGAAGCGCTGGCGGGGAGCCTGATCTTCGATCTTCGCCGCAACGATCCGGGGTAACAGCAAATCTTCTGCTGTGGTTTCCAAATCTTCTGGAATGGCAATCGCGTTATACAGCACGTTCATAAACTTGCCATCTAGCGTCTTTTGCTTGCGCCCCAGCTTCCGCAGCTCGGTAAGAGATGCTTTGCTAAGCGCTGAGCTAGTGGTCAGCAAGTTTTTGTGATCGGCATGGAAAAGAGACTTTCCATCTTCCATCTTGCGACTTGTTGCTACGCCGTTTACGAAATCGTAATCAAGCAGCAGACCCCAAACGATATCGTTTTCCAGACGCGCACCAGCGGGGCCGAACATTCTGGGAATCCTGTCTAATGCAGACATATCGTCATTTATCAACATCTTACGCGTGAAAGCGATGCGCCGCGCAAAGGTATCGATGGCGTATTTCTCTTTGCTTTCACCGAACGTACCAGCCTTGTACTCGCCGTTCTCGCCCAGAGGCTTGAGATCAGGAGAGTCACCAAGACGATAAACGTGCTTTTCACGGAAATCATTAACCGTAGCTCGCTGACCCAGACCCAAGAAAGTACGTGGCGTTTCGTTGTAAGAATCCAGCAGATTCTTATTCATCACGTTTTCAAGGATTAGCGGGAAGTCACTCGTAGAGTGCATGGCTCGCTCGGCAATACGTGAACGTGACATTCCGCGTGTATTAACACCGGACGCATCTAACAACTCGCGGCCAATATCAAACAGAGTCATGCCGCTAAACTCGCGTGAGCCGTCAGTCTGCTTAGCACCGCGCACACGCGCACGTAGAGACAAAGCCTCTTCTGCTGAGCGAACAAGGCTCTCGCCTTCATCGCGGCGACCATCGCTACGCAGAGTAGGCTCTGACGCAAACGATTTGACTTGAGAAGCCTCGCGGGTCTTAGCCAGCTCAGCCAGAGCTACCTTGCGGAACTCATCGATGCCAACACCACGCGCAAAAGCGTCGATAGCAAAGTTATCATCAAGACCCGCAGCTCGGCTTGCTTCCAGCATTGGAGCCAGTTGCTTGCGTTCTTCGGAGCGAACCGCGCCTTCGTCTACTTCACGCGGAGCAGCTTGGGCCGTAGTTGTATCGCGCTGCTCAACAACAGGAGTTGCCGCCTGCTGATCATCGCGCTCTTTCGACTTAGGCATAATTCCTACCTCGTTAATGGTTAGTTTAACTTCGTGAGTATTTTCATTTTCACTACGAGCGGCCTCACGAACGCCATTCGTCGTTTCAAAACTGACCGGGACAATGGATAATTCCAGCGGCTCCCAATCAATTGCTTTGCGCTTTTCTACCTTGTTCTCTTTGCCAGCCTTCGTTACCGAGTATTCATGCACTCGGTATCCTAACGACACATGCCGCAAAATACCGTCTGCAACGTCCTCAAAAACCGCCTCTTGGTTTTTGCTAAACCGGCAAGTGCCGATCAGCTTTCCAGCCTCAAAACGGAACTCTTCGGTAACGCCTAAAACACCACCAACACCAGAGTAACGATCATGGCTATCAAGAATGGACAGCCCTTTGGTCAGTCGGTCTTGGCGAACAGCCTTTTCCGACACCTCAAGCGACTCTTCGTATGGATCGCTCCACCAAGACTGCCGCATACCGGCTTCGCCAGTAGTAAAAACCACCTCGACAGTTCGGTTCTCACGATCAACCGTTTCCGGTCTGAAAAAGGCGCTGCCGCTTAGCTTCGGCATCTGTTCTTTACGTTGTGGCATAATGCCCCCTTGATAATTACTGCAATTTATACCGCTGCTGCCATGAGTCGTCTGTTATGAATAGAAGTTTGGCGACTTGTTCTTGGTGCCAACGCTGCTCGACTGATAGTGAATATCGATTGCGAAAATAAACGGTTCACCACCTCCTCCAGTGATCGTAGGGATAATATCCATATCG